AACACAGCCCGACCCGGAAGAAGAACCTGACAGCGATAATCGGCTGAGTGAGAGTAAGCCACGGAAAAATGGAAGGAGAACCCGATGAAGAAATTCTGGAACTGGATCAAAAACAGTGACGATACCAGAATCCTCCGGCTGGAAGGCCCCATCGATGAGGAATCATTCTGGGGCGATGAAATAACGCCGCAGATGTTCCGGGATGAGCTGGAATCCGGCGAGGGGGATGTGACCGTCTGGATCAACTCTCCGGGCGGCAATGTGTTCGCCGCTGCTGAGATCTATACCATGCTTAAGGACTACAAGGGCAGTATCACGGTCAAGATCGATGCGATTGCGGCATCTGCTGCATCCGTTGTGGCGATGGCCGGTGACACTGTCCAGATGAGTCCTGTTGCCATGCTGATGATCCATGATCCCAGCACCGTTGCGATGGGCAACACCAAGGACATGGAAAAGGCCATCGAGGTGCTGACCGAGGTCAAGGAAAGCATCATCAATGCCTACGCAGCGAAGAGCGGCCTCAGCCACGCCCGCATCGCCAACCTTATGAGCAATGAGACCTGGATGAATGCGAAGAAGGCGGTGGAGCTGGGCTTTGCAGACGAGATCCTCTTTGCAAAGAAAGAGGAGGAGCCGGACAGTGACCCGGTAGACCCGGAAAATCCGGAAGAAGACCCTGACAGTGAACCGGGCGAGGGCGAAGAAAAGAAGCCGTTCCAGAAGGATACGGCAGGGCACCTTTTCTCCAGCCGTCAGATGGATCTAATCGTCTTGAACCGTCTGGGTGTGAAGCCGGAAGATGTGGGGCAGAAATACACTGAACCAAAGAAACCGGATGCCGAGCCGCCAGCTGACCCGAAACCGTCCGCAGAGCCGACCCCTCCGGCAGAACCGCCTGCCAATCTGGGACCTGTTCTTGACATGGACGGCAAGACCGAGGATGGCAGCATCCCTTACAATATCCTGATGAAACAGCTTGAGTGCATGAAGTGATGTGCATCCAGGCTGTTTTTATATCCAATCAACCATCACAAATTTATGGAGGAAACGTACTATGAGTAAGATTCTGGAACTGCGCACCAAGCGCAACACTCTCTGGGAGCAGACCAAGGACTTTCTGGAGAAGAACCGCGGCGAGAACGGTCTGGTAAAGGCTGAGGCCGTGGAGCAGTACAACAAGATGGCACAGGAGGTCAAGGACCTGGGTTCGGAGATCGAGCGTCTGGAGCAGCAGGCACAGATCGAGGCACAGCTGTCCGCACCGACTTCCAGTCCTGTCCACGCTGACCCGAAGAACGGTGCCAAGAAGGATGTCAAGCCGACCGCCACTGCCGAGTATGCCGAAAACTTCTGGAACATGATCCGCAACCGTGGCCATTACGGCGTGGTCCGCAATGCCCTGTCTGTGGGTGAGGACACCGAGGGCGGCTTTACCGTTCCCGATGAGTTCGAGAAGAAGCTGGTGGAGGCACTGGAAGAGAACAACATCTTCCGTGGTATGGCAACGGTCATCCGCACCAGCTCCGGCACCCGCAAGATTCCTATCGCAGAGGATACCGGTGAGGCAAGCTGGATCGATGAGGGCGAGGAGATCCCGGAGAGCGATGCCACTTTCGGTCAGACCATGCTGTCAGCGTACAAGCTGGGCACTATGATCAAGATTTCTAACGAGCTGCTCAATGATTCTGCTTTCGACCTCGCCACCTATATCGCCCGCCGTTTCGGTGTGCGTATGGGCAACGCAGAGGAGCGCGCTTTTATCACCGGTGACGGTGTGGGCAAGCCTCTGGGTCTGCTGGCTGAGACTGGCGGTGCCAAGGTCGGTGTGACCGCTGCCCAGAAGGATGCCGTTACCTTCGATGAGATCTTCAAGCTCTACTACGCACTGAAGGCTCCGTACCGCAAGAAGGCACAGTTCCTCTGCAACGAAGCCCTGGTGCTGCAGCTGATGACCATTAAGGACAACAATGGCAACTATATCTGGAAGCCGGGTCTGGAGATCGGCAAGCCGGATACCCTGCTGAACCGTCCGCTGAAGACTTCCGCCTTTATGCCGGAGATCAAGGGCGGCAGCAAGGTCATGGCTTTTGGTGATTACAGCTACTACTGGGTGGCTGACCGCCAGAACCGCACCTTCCGCCGTCTGAACGAGCTGTATGCCCGTACTGATCAGGTCGGTTTCCTGACCACCCAGCGTGTGGATGGCAAGCTGATCCTGCCGGAAGCTGTACAGCTTCTGCAGATGGCACCGCAGGGCTAAGAAAGCCAGGAAAGGAGGAGCCGGTTATGGCACTGATTCCGCT